AACAGCTCGACCGCAGCCGCAAGCAGTTCCGGAATCATCTCCAACACCGCTTCGAGGATGGCGGGGAGCACCACCGTCGCCAGGGTGGTCAACAGTTCGGGGATGATGGTCACCACGGCGTCGATCAGCGACCGGAACAGTTGCATGGCCGCGTCGAGCAGCCGCGGGATCGCCCCGACCACGAACTCGAGAAGCTGCGGGATCATCGTCCCCGTGATCCACTCCAACAGTTGCGGGACGAACTCGATAGCTGCGTCAAGGATGGCCGGGAACAGTTGCATGGCCGCATCGAACAGCCGTTCGCGGCCCGCCAGCATCGCGTCGAAGATTGACGACAGGCCGCCCGACGTCAACCAGTCGACCAGGCTGGCGAACGCATCCTTGGCCATGTCCAACAGGCCCTCGAAAAAGTTCCCGCCCGAGAACAGACTGTCGAACACGTTCCGGAGGCCGTCGACCGCACCGTCGCCCTCTTGGAACACGTCCCACAGGTCCCGCAAGGTGCCGATAGCCGACTGGATGGCAGGGAACACCGTGTCCGACATGAACGTCATGACCGGCGTCAGACCTTCGCGGAGCAGCCCTGTCGCCGACTGCTTGACGTCGTCCCACTGGTCGGTGAACCGTTCGGCAGCCTCGGCAGCCTCGCCGCCCATAACGATGCCCAGCTCTTGAGCCTTCGCACGGGCCTCGTCGATCCCGCCAATGCCGTCGGACAGGGCGGCCGCAAGCTCCGGACCGGCACGCTGCCCGAACAGGTCACCAGCCAGCGCGGCACGTTCCGCATCCGACTCGATCTCGGCCAGCTTCGGGAGCACCTCGTCCAACGTTTCGGTCGTGTCCCGCACCCCACCGCTCGCGTCGGTGAGCTTCACCCCCAACGTCTCGAACGCTTCGCTGGCCGTCCCCGTCCCGGTAGCGGACTCGCCGAGCCGCTTGTTGAACTTCAGCAGCGCCGTGTCCATCGTGGCCGCTTCGACACCGCCCTGACCGAACGCGAACCGCAACTCTTGGAACGGTTCGACCGCCAGCCCGGCCTTCCCCGCCGACTTGGCCACCTCGTCACCGAACGCGGCAACCTTGAACGCGCCACCTACCGCAGCGGCAGCAGCACCGGCGAACGCCGCACCGCCAACCTTCGCAAGATTGCCGAGCGCGCCGCTGACCCCCTTGATGGACCGCTGAAACGGTTTGGTGTCCCCGAGGACGCGGACGGTGAGCTGCCCCTTCGCCATAGCTCACCCCTTCTGCGCCTCGAGATAGGCGTTCATCCACCGTGTGTAACTGTCGATCTCACCGAACGTGAGCCGTTCCATATCCCACGGTGTCAGCCCGTAGAACCAGGTGAAGGCGGGCAACTGCTCTTGCAGCGCCCGCCTTACGTTTCCGGGTCATCCTCCTCCGGGTCCTCGTCGTCGTCTGCTGTGACATCGAAGTTGTCGTAGGTCAGCTCTCGGGCGACGTCGTCGAACTTCAGCTTCGGGTTCGACTTGCGGCGGTGCAGCCACAACACCCCGGCGATGGTGTCCAGGTCCGGTGTGTCCGCGAACGCTGCCGTCAGACCGGACCCCATCTCGCGACGGAACTCCCGCGCCTCAAGCGCGCTGAAGTCCTGTAGCCGGATCACGTACTGCTTGTCGTTGACCGTGATCTCAAGTGCCGGACTGTCTGCCATGCGTGTATCTCCTAGCTGGTCATCGGGCCTTTGCCCGCCAACGCCCGTTCGATGGCCTTGAAGTACGCCTTCTCGATCTCGCGACGGTTGTCGTTCACCGTCCCCATGATGTGCGGACGGCTGTTCCGGATGAACGGTGGGACCGCCCGGCGTCCCCACTGGAACACCTTCGTCTTCTTGCCCGTTTCCGCGGCACGGTTCGCCCGGTGTGCGCCACCGACCCGCAGCAGCACTTCACGTTTCGTTGCGGACGGCCGGATGGCAGCACCCGCTCCGGTCCCGACCGCTTGCGGCGCACCCGACGGCAGCTTCGAGATGACAAGCTGCCCGATGGACTTGTTCGCCAACCCGATCCGTTTCGGCAGCTCCCGGTCCGTCGACTTGCGAACCGCCCGGTTGAACTCCCGCAGCCCGTCAAGTTCGATCCGGCCCGGCATCAGGCCGCCGTCGCCTCACTGTTGGTCAGCACCGCAGTGATCGTCGATCCGTCGTCGGTGGAACGGACACAGGTGAACGGCAGCGACTGCTCCACCGTCTCGCCCGGACCGCCCGTCGCAGGCGTCTCACCGTCGTACTGGATGTTGGCGGTGATCTCCAACGACTCGGTCCCGTTCGAGAACGTGACCACCAGCGCCGACTCGGTGCCGGCCAGGAACAGGTTGTAGTCGGTCAGGTCCTCGAAGTCGGACGAGATGGTGCCGGTGTAGGCACGCTGCGACGTCTTGCGCGGCTCCTTCGAGTCCGCCGAACCGATGCGCCGGTACGCCTCCAGGCCGTTGTCGCCCGACAAGGTCACCGACCGGACGTTGTTCCGGGCCGACCCGCCCACCGTCAACGACGCGTCTACGAACGAGAACGGCGCCCACGCCGCGTCGAGCGACTCGGTCGCCAGCGACTCGCCGACGCTTTCGGACATGGCCACCACGTTCGTAGTCATGTTGACGATGGCGTCAACGTCCGCCGTGATCTCCCACGACGCAACCTTCGTCCCGGCGTAGGTGAACGGGAACACCGTCCCGTCCAGCGCCTCCACACCCTTCTGCAACGTGAACGCCTCACCCGACAGCGAACCGGGCGTGAACGTGTGGACGTACGGGCCGGACCCGGTCGTCGACACCGCCCCGAAGCAGTGCTTGAGCAGGGTGGCAAGGTCGACCTGGGACAGCGGCATCTGCCACGACCCCGAGATGTCGGTCCCGCTGGAGACGCCAGCCTCGTCCGTCAGGAACGACGAGATCACCTGCGGACGCAGGATGGTTCTGGCGTTGCGGATGTCCTCCTGCGTGTAGCGGAAGAACGTGTCGGCAACAGCGATAGTTCCGACCGTGGTTTCGGTCTTCAGCCCGATTTGACCCGGCATTATGCGTCCTCCTCGCCGCGGTCAGCGGCTACTAGTTCCCAACGGTCTGTCTGTTCCAGCAACGATCCGGCCAGGTCGGCCGGCACGTCGACCGTCCCACCTGTCTCGACCGCCGCTTTGGCAGCCGGGATGACACGGGCCGTGCCCTTGTTCCGGATAGTCACCATGTCCATCACGTAATCCTCGCGTTCACGCTCACGTAGAACCTGAAGTCGCACGCCCAACCCTTCTCGAACGGGTAGAGGCGCCGTTCAAACCCGTCCGGACGTGCCCACAAGATCGACGTCAACCCCAGCTTTACGTTGTCGACCAGCACGTCATACAGGTCGTCGAAGATGGCGTGAGCCGTCCCCGCACACGCCCGGGCGCCATCGGCAGACAGGTCCGGGCGGAACGCCCACACCGTCACCGCCACCCGGTACTCCTCCTGCGACTGGCGGCGGCCAGCCGTCAACACCGGGTCTTCCGACGTCAGGTCAAGCAGGATGTCCTGCGCCTCCGGATGGACGCCGAGGAACACGCACGTCGACCGGGTTGCCGGGCCGGGCCAGGCATAGGTGACCGGCACGGACGTGGCAGCGTCGAACAGTTCGACAAGCTTGTCCTCAACCTCGAGGACCGTCGTGTTCGTCGCCATCAGGCGACCGCCGGAACACGCATCTCCTCGTCCGACAGGAACTCATGCACCATCGGGTCCACCGCCTTGTAGAACCCGGTGCCGCCAGCAGCCTCCGTGAACGGATCGGTGGCACGCGCCCACGCGCCCGCCTCACGCTGCCACAGACGCCGCAGGATCGCCCCTGCCGCCATCTTGAACTTCGCGTCGACCGACGCCGTGTCCGCATACCTGCCGGCCTCATACGTCGCCTTGACGTTTCGGCGGCCATACGCGAACGTCGCGTCACCGCCGCCGTTACGGCGGATGATCGACCCGTCGTCCTCCAACAGATAGCCGTACTCTGGCAGACCGTCGTCCAGTTCTGCCGTCAACGTCTGCACCGTCCCCGCGTCGTACTCCACCAGCGACGTCACCGACGACACCGGCGCAAGGTCGAGCCAGATACGGGACCGGCCGCCGTCATGCCGTTCGTCTGTCACCGTGCGGACCACCACCGGGCCGCACAGCTCGTCGATTCGGCGCGACAAGGCAGACACCCAAATGTCGATCACCTCGGCGTCACGGTCCGACGCTCCGGCGTTCGCCGACGTGGCGTCGTTGATCGCCTCGTACGCCTCGACCCGGTCGAGTACAGCAAGCAGGTCAGGCACGGGACGTCTTCTTCCGTGTCGTGCGCTTCTCCGGCTTCGGCTGCTCAGCCACCGGCACGGCAAGACCCTGCGCACACAGCGCCGCACCCTCCGCGTCGGGGACCACCAGTGTGTCCCCCACGGCAGGCCAGGCGGCACCGTCGCGGGTGCCGGTGATCTGCTGTTGCATCTTGATCTTCACCGTGCGCCTCCTTACCTGGCGGTGCGGGGAGGGCCGAAACCCTCCCCGCCGTTAGCTGCTATCAGCTAGACGCGCCAACGAAGTGCTTGACCGCACCAGTGGTGTCGATCAGGTCCCCGTCCGTACGGAGCAGGAACCGCCAGGTGACAAGGTCGTTCTGGAACGCGAAGTCCACGCTCCGCTCGACCCGGACGCCGCGCACGTCGCGGATGAAGTACTTCGACAGGTCACCGAACACGACGCTGATCGCGTCAAGAGCCGGGTCTGCCACGTTCGGGTCGACCACGACAGGACGTCCCAGCAGGGTCGACTGCTCACCAGCCGTCAGACCAGGTGCCCACAGGTACTGGCCGTCGTTGGCGTCCTTGAGCTTCCGGGCCGTCTTCATACCGGCGTCGGACATCAGCCAGGTGCCGTTACGCCGGTACGGCGCAATGACGGAGAAGTACAGGTCGACCAGGTCGTCCTCGTCGAACACGCCAGACACCGAAGTGGCCGAGGTCTTCCCGAGGGTGGACGCGGTTGCGACACCGTTCGGCTGGCTGGACCCGGTACCGGTCACGAAGTGTGCGCCGGAACCGTTCCCGAGCGCCGCCCCGCCCTGCGCGGCAAGGAAGCCGAGCAGGTCGATGCCAGTGTCCTGCTCCAGCTCGGAACTGATCTGGACCGAGAACCCGTACTTGTAGGCGCCGAGGGTGACCTGGCCGAACGCCGGGTCGGACTCGGTGACGGTGTTGCCCTCACCGATGATGCCGGCGGAGGACTTCGACGTGGTCTTCGGGACCTGAAGGTCTTCGCCACCGTCGGTGGTGAGCACGGTCACGTTGGTCTGCCGGATGGCAGAGTTCTCGATCATGTGCTCGACGAGCCGGCCGTAGAACGACGTCGGGACGGTGTTCCCACCGGCGCCCGCAGTGCCCACGGTCAGGTCACGGAACTCGGCGGCACGCTGCTCGCCGGCAACCATCGCCCGGAGCCGGTCCGCGTCGGTCGTGACCTTCTGTTCGGGCGGGGCGACTTCACCACCGAACCGGGCGCGGGCCTCGTCCGCCTCACGGTTCCGCTGCTCGAGAGCAGACAGTTCCTGAATGCGGGTGTCGAGGTCGGCCAGGTCGGCGTTGTAACGGGACCACGTCTCGTCGGCCTCGCCGGTGAACTCCCGGCCTTCCGACTCGATGGTGTCGAGGTGCTGCTTGGCGGACTCCCACACGGAGGCCCGCTGGTCGATGAGCTTCTGAAGCATGCTCATTAGACGCCCTCCTTGGACGTTAGATGGACTGCGGTCAGTGCCGTGCGGGTCACGCTGCGGCGGAACGCCTCAACAGTTCGAGGCGGGCACGGGCGATAACGAGGGCCGAGTGCGTTTCGCGCTGCTCGGATTCCTCGTCGCACTCACCCGTGAGTAGCGATGCCAGACAGCCATCGGCGGCGGCCTGACGGACACGCTCCACGTCCATCGAACGGACGTGGGCGAGAGATCGGAAAGCCCGGTCGGCGACACCAACATCGGCGTCCTCGTAAGCCGGGTAGGTCACCGGAGACACGTCCCCGTTGTGGATCGACGCGGCCGTGACCGTGCGAAGCGGGAACTCCTGCTCGGTCAGCCCCCAATCGTCGTCGATCATGAAAAACGCGAACGACGACTGCGAGATGTCGCCACGCTCCATGCTGACCAGCAGGTCGCGGGCGTCCGTACGGTCCGGAACGTCGACCTCGTAGAACAGGCCCGTGTTGTCCTTTGACAGACGGAGCGTCCCCGACCGGGTCCGGCCCAACAGGTGCGACGGGTCATGGTTGATCAGCGCCCGCACATCCGGATTGTCGGCCAGCGTCTTGTCGAACGCAGCCGGGTCGATCTGCTCAACGAACCCGCCCAGGTTGCGGGACAGACGGTTGAACACCGCCGCATGCCCCTCGATGACCGCCCCACCGGACGGCTGCTGACGAACCTCGAACTCGGTCGGCGCAAAACGGCGCTCAATCATCGGATGTCCCTTCTGTAGCCGGCGGGAACTCCACGCCGTTGTCCAACGGGGGCCGGTCCTCAAGCTCGCGGACCTCGTCGACGTTCATGAACTGGCTGGCAAGCGCGATCTGGTGTGCCTGGTAGCGGGACAGCAGATCGGTGCGGAGCAGCGCCCCACGGTTGAACTTGGCGAACATGCCGCGCGGCAGATGCCTGCCAACCGCCCGTTCGCCCTTCACCAGCCACCTGTCCAGACCGAACGTCAGATACTGGATGGCCTGCTGCTCAACGTTCGCATAGGTCACCGACGACCCCGACACCGCCGCCGCAATCATCTCCGGCTGGATGCCGAACACGCGGGCCACCGCCACCGCAGCATGCTGCTGCGTCTCGAGAAACTGCGACTCCTCCGGGGCGGTCTGAATCTGCTGGTACTTCATCCCGGCGCCCAACACCGCCGGTTCCCGCGACCCGCGAATGGCCGTAACAAACCGGTCCTTGATTGTGGTGGCCTGATCCTGTGTGACCGGCTGGTCGGTGGACAGCACCGCCGACGGATGCGCCCCATCCCCGAACCACTGCGCACCAAACTTCTGTGCCGCCAACCCCAAGCCGATGGTTTCGCGGTGCAACGTCAACGGGGCGCGGCCCTGCACCGACCCTGGCATCACAAACCAGCGGTCATGCCACATGTCCTCAGCCGGGAACTCGTTCCCACCCACCCGGTACTTCACCCGATGCCCCGGAAGCTGCTCCACCTCAACATCGGACGGGTTCTGCCACTCCACCGTCGTCGGATACCCCAGCCGGTCACGGGTCAACACCGCCCCGTACACGTTTCCAAACACCAGCAAAGACACGAAATACTGGAACAACCAGTCTTCGAACGGCAACACAAGCGACGGGCGATCCAACAGCGTCGGCGTCGGCGACACCGGACGGGACTGCACACCCCGGAAAGCGTCCACCGGCAGAGTCGACGCCATCCCCGCATGCATATTCACACACGCCCACACCGCGTCCAGACCCAACGCCGAATCGGCCGTCACCGCAACCCTCGACGACGACAACGACGTGGCCTGCCACGACCCGCCACTACCCCACACGTTTTGGAACGACAGGTCCCGCTTTTCCGACTTCCACAACGACCTCATCGAGCCACCAGACCCGACACCAGCAGAGACAGCAGCCCGGCCGTCACATACCCAACTGCCGGCCCGATCATGAAAGCCCCCACCGTCAACAGGACAAACCCCGCCGCAGCGAAGACGTTCGACACCAGCCCAGCCATAACGGCCTCCTCACCACACGTTCAACACAGGGTTTAGGTCGGCCTTCTGGCCCTCGAACCACAACCACACGTTGATCGCGTTCGCGAACGCCACCAGACCGTCAATACGAGCACCTGACTTGAACCGGTCAGGCTTGACAATCTTTATGCGTTCTTGGTCGTCGGTCTTGATCTCGGCAGACTCGACGTTCCATCCGGTCACCGGATTGCCGCCATGCTCGTACGCCTGCGCTTTCGTAAGCCGCATCAGTTCTTTCAACGACCCGGACAGCCCTGATAGACCGGCGAGATGTCCAACCCGAGCGTCTGCATGAACTGTGCCGTCGCAGTCGCTTCCTTCTGGTCGTAACCGACCATCTGGATACGGAACCGTTGGGCGTGGTTCTCGATCAGCGGATGGATCGACCCTTCATAGTCGATCCAGTCGCCCTCAGACGCGGTCAGCCATCCCTGCTTCGCCCAGTTCGACGCGGCACCTGCCGTGTGCCGATCCAAGAACGAAAGTTGCGCTTGCGGTGTGAAGTACCACCAGAACGCCCGACCCGTTTCGCCCTCATGCGGCGGGAACCACAACATCCACGACGCCAGGTCCGTGGTTGACGCCAGGTCAAGTCCGGCGAAACATGGGCGGTGCGCAAGCCGGTCAAGCATTTCGTCGACAGCCGTCTGCATCCACAGGCCGGTGTCCCCGGTCGCCCCCTGCCACAGATCGAGCGGCATCCAGCGTGACACTTGCGCCACCCGACGGTTCATCCGGTATTGCAAGAACGAGTTTAGTTTAGACGGTTCGTTGTGCGCTTCGATGGCTTCGTCTCTCAGCGACTGGCGAGACAGGAACTCGTCAAGCGCCGGGTTCGGCCACTTCCAGTTAGCTTCGTCAAACGCATCGGTCGACACCGGCAGGTCCGGATGTCCCGGAAACAGCTTGTGGAGCCGTGCAAGCTGGTTGTCGTTCTCGGGCATTTTCCGGACGTACGCGAAGATGTGTGGCGCACGCGAAGCGTCCTCCTGGATGCGTTCCGCCTCGTCAATCTCCGACGCGCCGAACCCGGCCGGGTTGTTCGTCTCGGTCGTAACTAGCGCCAACATCGGCTGGTGGCGGGCACCCATCGACGTACGCAACGACGAGAACAGTGAACCGTCACGCTGTGACAGCACTTCGTCGATGTATGACCCGTGCGGGTTGTGGCCCAGCTCCCCGAGCGCGTCCGCAGTGATCACCTCGAAGTACGACGCGGTGCGTTCGTCGAAAATGCGCCGCGAGTTCTTGTTGTATGACAGCCGGCCGTCACGGTCTCCGTTCAACAGCGGCGACAGTTGCCGCATCCGGTTGACGACCTCAGCGACCTTCCCGGCCTGTTTCGTGTCCCGGGCTGCGCCGTACACCTCGGCCGCTTCTTCGTCGTCGCCGATCAACAGCAGCAGCACGATCCCGGCGACCAGTTCCGACTTTCCGTTCTTTCGTCCCAAGACGATGTAGGCGATACGGAACCGGCGGGCGTAACAGTCCCACTCCTCAGACCAGGTCACCTCGCCGAACAGCGGCCGGACGATTTCGTGTTCCTGCCAGTCAGACAGCACGAACGGTTTGCGTGCGAACCGGCCCTTGGTGTGAACCAGCACTTCAGCGAAGAACGCTACCGCCCGGTCAGCTCGAGGTTCGCAGTAGTGGCCGCGCCGTTTGTCGCAGCGGACACCACGGAACGTGTAGCCGCACACCGGCCCTTTGCGTTGCGCAGGCCGCCAACGGTCGTCGTGGTCAACCAGCGGAAACGTGGGAAGGCTCACGTCGCGCCTCCCTGGCATCCCACCACTCGTCGATATACCGATGCCACGCTGCCGGACGACCGTCGCCGTCTGCACGGCGATGACATTCGTCGCGTGGCGTGTCCAGTTCCACCACACTCCCCTTCAGCGAACGTCCCAGCCGTTCCGCCTCGACCGTGTTCGTAGTAATGATCCAGGCGTGCGACGCATCGCACGAACCGGACAGCAGACGTCGGATCACGGCGTCGCGCGCGTCGAACACGAACGGCAACAGCGTCGGATGGTGCCGGTGCGACGCCATGCCGGACAGCGCCTGGTGGAGCGCATCGACGTCCACAATCAGGTGACCTGGCTGCCACCTTTCACGCACATACGTGTTCTTGCCCGACAGCGGCGGGCCAGCCACCACCGTCACCTGTGTGCGGGACGTCACAGCACGAGGACGAGACGGCATCAGTGACGTCCTCCTGACAGTTTCCCGCCCGCCGAACGGTTACACGACCGATGCTCAGGAGCTAACGACGATGTCGGATCACCGTCGATCACATGGCCAGCCTCCCACGGGTCACGAGGACGGGACGGCAAGCCACACCGACGGCAACGGGTCAATGGATCGGCGTTCGCCGCGTCCCGAACCTTCTTCGCCGCCTGCTTGTAGCCGCCCTCATAGTGCGACGTGTCCTGGCGAGCCTTCTTGCACGCCACACATCGCCCACCAGCAGGACAACGCTTCCCGCAACGGTTGCATCGGGTCGCAGGTCGGGACGGCATCAGCCGGTCAACAGGTCGTCAGCATGGCTACCACGCCGTGACGGTGACGTGATCTCGGACCGGGCCGAAGGTGTCATCCCGAACTCTTGCGCGAACGCCCGAATGGTCTGTGACGAGTCGCGCACGAGCTGCATCGCCGGGTTCTTCACCACCGCGTCTTTGCGGCCTTTAATCATGACACCGGCCTGGGTGACCAGTTTCGACGCGGCCCGGTACTGGACGATGGCGTCACAGAGCACCGCGAACGAGTCGACGTCCCACGACGTGAGCAGCCCTTTGCGTTGCAGGTCGGGTGCGAGCCGGGCCCACACTTCGGCGGCCTGGTCGGATAGCCAGTCGGGCCGGATGACGTCGGATGACGGTGGGGTGGGTGTGTCG